GGTTTGTATCGCGCCAAAAAAAGGACAAAAAAAGGGGAGAGCATTTGCTCCCCCCAATGTATTAGTCTTTGATACCCAACTTGGCGGTGTATGCCACTAAGCTCTTATGTTTGGCGACCCGAGCGGTCACTTGTTTCGGGGTCTCACCTTCCCACTTAATCACATTACCTTTGTCATTATAACGTGGGGCTAATTTAGCCACCGCATTCAAGATACTTGAATAGGCTGCAGTGAGTTTAGTAGGTTTGTCTTTCTTGACGGGTGTTTCAACCGCTTCCCAAGCTGCAAGCCTATGTTTGCCGAATATAGAGTAGGCTTTCATATTGACCTCACTAATAGTGCAGCGTTCTTTCTTACCACTGGACCGATCAATGTATGTCACAAGCGTCTTTTTATCGGCTTTGCCCCACTCTTTCTTTGGGCTTTGCATGACCGTAATCACCTTGGCAAGTGATGGTGCATGACCGCAAACATAAGCATAATATCTTTGCATGATTGGATTAAAGAACGCGTTGTCACTATCGTTAGTGGAAGTGACCTTAGTACCGTCAGGCGCTTGCCACGTTGCGCCATTCTTTACCATATCGCCCACTTGCCCTGTTCCTTCAACAAACATTGAAGTTATGAATTTGGCTTTCATGTTTTCGGCTTTGCCGCCTGCTGCTAATGCAGCGTCCAGCGCCTTGAGGGATACGGGTGAGATAGTTCTATTAGATTTTGCCATTGTCATGGTTCCTTAAAAGTTAGGCCTATGCCTAAGTTATTGTCATCCTCACAAGGGTGTTCCTTGCCGTTTGACAAGTATCTTTATAAGGTATTTTTAACTTAGCGCAAGCGTTTGATGTTTGACGCTAACGGCGCAACACGGCGCGACCACCCCCCACCTAGGGGTATCCCCCCTCCACAAGCATCGGCACCGCGCGCCCTATATATACTAATCTAGACAAATTTTTTACGTTTCTACACGTTTAGGTAGATACCCGCTCTGGTTGTACCCCCCTACTTGAAAAACCCCCCTACCCAAAAATATTATTATAGTGTAAAAAAATTTTATACGTGTTGGAGGACACCGCTATGGACCCAGACAAGATTATAGACTTCCCCGTGCTGTCTGAATTGGATCGGCAGTTTCTTGAATTAGAGAAACAGCAAAAGCTAATACGCGAGCAGACAAAGCGTATAGAAGATGATAAGCTGGCTAAGTTTATAGAGGATTTATACAAGTGACTATCCATGTATCGCCAGACGTAGATGTACCACTGCCAGACGCAGCAGTTAAGATAGACGCACCTGTCCGTATATCAGGCGCAGCAGAGACAACTAAGATGCTTGCCGATCATGGGTTAGAGATAGAGGTTACATCTGAGGACAAAGAAGTGGCGGCACAAGTAGCTCTTGGTTATGCGGAAGACCCCACAACTGCTGCTAGGAAGCTAACTACTAAGAAAGCGGCGATGATGACACCTGCGTCTTTGTTACTTACGGATCGCATACTTAAAGACTTCGGGCACTCTATTGTTAAGAGCGCAACACAAGTACGACATATGGTGACTAATAAGCTGATTCAGGAGACTGAGAGTGACGATGCCCGTATTCGTATCCGTGCCTTAGAGTTGTTAGGTAAGATTAGTGACGTAGGTTTGTTCTCGGACAAAACTGAAGTTACCGTCACGCACCAGACTACAGATGATATAAGAGATCGCCTGCGTGATAAGTTAACCAAGCTCGTAGAACCAGAAGAAGAGATAGAGGATGCTATAATTATAGATGTAGATGCAGAGCTGGGCATAAAAAATGAAGGATAACGTCACAAATGACTTTTCCGAAGAAGAGGTTCAGCAGATGCTGGACAACTTGGACAGCTTCTCAGACGAAGAAATAGCCGAAATAGACAAGCTGGTAGAAGAGCTGGGGATACGTAAGCGCAACAAAACCGCTTACGATGATCTGATAGAGTTCTGTAAACGGATGCAGGATGACTACATAGTAGGGCGTCACCACCGTATTCTTGCTGACCTACTGATGGCTATTGAGGCGGGTGACGAGGATCGCATCTGTGTCAACATACCCCCACGCCACGGCAAGTCTCAGCTAGTATCTATATTTTTTCCTGCGTGGTTTTTAGGACGTAATCCTAACAAGAAGGTTATGATGGTGTCACACACCACTGACCTAGCTGTGGATTTTGGACGTAAGGTACGTAACCTCATCTCCCTAGATGACTACAAAGCAATATTTCCTGCGGTTAAGCTAGCGGTGGATAGTAAGTCTGCGGGGCGTTGGAATACGAATTTTGGTGGTGAGTATTATGCGTGTGGTGTCGGTTCTGCTCTTGCTGGTCGGGGCGCTGACCTCCTGCTCATTGACGATCCTCACTCAGAACAAGATGTTATCAACGGCAACTTCTCCGTGTTTGAGAGAGCATACGAGTGGTATACCTTTGGTGCGCGTACTCGTCTTATGCCGGGTGGTAGAGTAGCTATCATACAGACGCGCTGGCACATGGATGACCTGACAGGTCGTGTGACTTCTGACATGGTGAAGAACGAGAAGTCAGATCAGTTTGAGATTATAGAGTTTCCCGCCATCTTAGACTCTGAAGATGATGACGGTAAGCCCATACAGAAACCGCTGTGGCCTGAGTTCTTTGACTTAGAGGCGCTACTACGCACAAAGTCATCTATGCCCACGTTCCAGTGGAACGCACAGTATCAGCAGCAACCCACCGCAGAAGAAGCGTCTATCGTCAAACGTGAGTGGTGGCGCATATGGGCAGACGATGATCCGCCTGACTGTGAGTACATTATAATGTCGCTTGATGCTGCAGCCGAGAAACATAACCGCGCTGACTATACATCACTCACAACATGGGGTGTGTTCTTCAACGAAGAGGAGGAGATGCACAACCTCATCCTGTTGAACGCTATAAAAGAGCGCATGGAGTTCCCAGAGCTAAAAGAGTTGGCTGTACAAGAATATCATGATTGGGAACCTGACGCGTTTATCGTGGAGAAAAAGTCATCGGGGTCAGCCTTGTATCAAGAGATGAGACGTATGGACCTACCTGTGCAGGAGTACACACCTCACCGTGGGTCGGGTGATAAGATGGCACGTCTTAACTCTGTGGCTGACATAATACGGTCAGAACTGTGTTGGGTTCCGCCAAAACGCTGGGCAGAAGAGTTGGTAGAAGAAATAGCTGGGTTTCCGTTTATGTCTAACGATGACCAAGTTGACTCTACAGTTATGGCCCTGTTGCGTTTTAGGCAGGGTGGGTTCATACGACTACCTACTGATGTGTGGGATGACGAGCCTGATATACCTCAAAGAGCGGACTATTATTAACGTGCTAGCTTTATCACGTAGGTTTTGGTATCACGCCTATAGGACGCTGGCCGCGTCCCGTGGGGGTGTTCTGGGTTTCCTCCCAACCTATAGGGCACCCTCACATCGACAAAGATATGTTTATTTGCTAGAATTACAAAAGAAACACCGTAGCGAGGCCCGACATGGCGATTGAAAAACTTATGACTCCTAATGAGCTTGAGATCATGGGCGCAGGTCCAGAACTAGAAGTAGAGGTTGAAGCTGATACTGATAGTGCAGTCGAAGTCGAGATGGATGATGGGTCTGTAGTCATAAACTTTGGAAGTCCCGGACTTGATGATGACCTTGGCGCGGCTATGGCAGATCACAATGCGAACCTAGCCGAGGGTATTGAGGACGCGATGTTGGAAAGCATGGCGTCTGAGTTAGTTGAAGACTTCGACAATGACCGTGCGTCACGCAAAGAATGGGCTACATCGTATATAAACGGCCTAGATTTGCTGGGTATGAAGATTGAGGACCGTTCACAGCCTTGGCAGGGGGCCTCTGGGGTGTATCACCCTATGCTCACCGAGGCTGTAGTACGGTTCCAAGCGCAGGCTATGAGTGAACTTATGCCTGCATCCGGTCCTGTTAAGTCAAAAATCATCGGTAAGATGACACCTGAGAAATTGAAACAATCTAAACGTGTAGAGACAGAACTTAATTACCTTATAACGGAAGAAATGCCCGATTATCGGAACGAAATGGAGCAAATGCTGTTTAAACTTCCGTTGGCTGGCTCCGCATTTAAGAAAATTTACTATGACCCGATCTTGGAACGCCCTGTATCTGTGTTTGTACCTGCTGAAGACTTTGTAGCGTCCTACGGTGCATCTAACCTACGCACTTGTCCGCGCTACACACACGTTATGAAGAAAACTTATGAAGAAATTCGCGCATTGCAGGTAAATGGGTTCTACGCAGACGTAGAATTACCGGAACCAACGCGTGATATTACGGACATTGAAGAAAAATACAACGAAATGGACGGGACAGAGCCTGTTTATAGCGATGATCCACGTCACACACTGCTAGAAATGCACGTAGATATCATACTACCCGAGCCATTTGACGATCCTGACGGTTTGGCACTTCCGTTTGTGATTACTATGGACAAATCTTCGCGTACAATCTTAGCGATACGTAGAAATTGGTACGAAGAGGACAAAAAGAAACGGAAACGTAGCCATTTTGTACATTATCCATACCTGCCGGGGATGGGATTTTATGGGACAGGCTTAATTCACACTATAGGTGGGCTGGCAAAGTCTGCTACGTCCATTATGCGGCAGCTTATCGACGCTGGGACGCTATCTAACTTACCAGCGGGTCTAAAATCGCGTGGTATGCGGATAAAAGGGGACAATACACCCCTAATGCCCGGAGAATTTAGGGATGTTGACGTTCCGGGTGGGGCGATTAAGGATTCTATTACCTTCCTACCGTATAAAGAGCCGTCACAGGTGCTGTATACCCTCCTAAACAACGTGGTTGAGGAAGGACGGCGCATTGGCTCTGTAGGGGACATGCAGGTAGGGGATATGAACGCACAGGCTCCTGTAGGCACCACACTGGCGCTTATGGAACGGTCTATGAAGGTTATGTCGGGCGTACAGGCGCGTCTACATGCAGCCATGAAAGAAGAACTACGCATCCTAGCGCGTATTGTGCATGACTACATGCCGTCTGAGTACGCGTATGAGATGGATGAGCCTGCAGATCGCGCTGCAGACTTTGATGGACGTGTAGATGTAGTACCCGTGTCTGATCCTAACGCCGCTACTATGGCGCAGCGTATTATGCAGTACCAAGCAGCCTTACAAATGTCGCAACAGGCACCACAGTTGTATGATCTAGGTAAACTACACCGTCAAATG